ATAGGGAAAACTGATGGACAAGGAAGCCGTGTTTATTCTACAGAAGGAAAATCAGTATGTCTTTCTGCTAATGGTGGAGGTGGTGGAGCTAAAACTGGATTATATGAAACTGATGGAATAAGAAAACTTGATCCTATAGAATGTGAGCGCCTACAAGGTTTACCAGACAATTATACAGAAGGTATTTCTAATACACAACGTTATAAATGCCTAGGTAATGCATTTAATGTTGATGTAATTTGTCATATTTTAAGTTTTATAAAATAATATTTAAATATTCTACTATATATTAAATAAATGGAATATTCAATAATTTATGCTGATCCACCATGGAATTATGCAACTACATCAAATAAAATTCCTTCAAGAGCAAAAGATGGACAAACATATAATGCTATGCGAATGATTGACATTTATGATTATAAAATACCAGTTACGAAAAAAGATTGTATTTTATTTATGTGGGCTACAGCACCTTTATTTCCAGAAGCATTATATACAATTAAATCCTGGGGATTTGAATATAAAACTATTGCTTTCACATGGATTAAAAAAAATAAATGTGGAAGTAATTTTTGGGGAATGGGTAGTTGGACTCGTAGTAATCCAGAATATTGTTTACTTGCTGTAAAAGGTAATCCTAAATCAATAAGTCATTCAGTTCATTCTGTTATTGAAACTATAATTGAAGAACATTCAAAAAAACCTAATATTGTTAGAGAAAAAATAGTTGAACTTTGTGGTGATTTACCAAGAATAGAATTATTTGCAAGACAAAAAATAGAAGGCTGGGATTCTATAGGAGATCAACTAGAATAAATTTAAATATTCTACTATATATTAAATAAATGGAACAAACAGCAGCAGAAAGACATTATGAAAATGTACGAAAAGCACAAGCTGCATATTGGAAAAGAAAAAATCCTAATCCTAAACCACGTGGTCGTCCTAAAAAAATTCAAGAAGTTTCTTCTTCAGAAGATTCTTCTTCTTCAGCTTCTTCTTCTTCAGCTTCTTCTTCTTCAATCCTAGGTAAAATATAATCTTTTAACATAGAAATCAATTTCATATAATTATTTGTATATTTAATACGTTTCCAGATTTCTTCCTTTAAATCTTCTTCTGCATCATATGACAAGTTTGAAAGAAAATCTTGCCCATCGTGGATTTCCTTTTGTACTGCAAATGGTAAAGTTAGACAATATTCAAGGAATAAATCGTTGACCTCATCAGAATCCATTTTTATTTATATATAGTAGATTATTTAAATATTATTTTGCTTTTCTCTTTTGTGTTTTGTGATTTGTGATTTTTAATTTCCTACTTTTACAAAAGTATTCTTAAAAAAAAATCTTTTAAAAAAATACTTCTTATACAATCTAATTTTTCTTAATTCAGAATTCACAAATCACAAAACACAAAAGCAAAAAGCATTTTAATATTCTCTAATATATAGAATAATAATGGCCGAGGTCGAAAAATGTGAATTATGTGGTTTAATTTCTAATAATCATAAATGCAGAGTATGCGGTATTGAGGGTATGACACATAAAGAATTTATTGATCATACTTTTACAAAAGAACATGACAGAAAAGAAAGAATACGATTTCTAAAAACTATTTATTGTGAGAAATGTGATCTACAATGTGAAACAAGAAAACAATATGACAAACACATCCTAGGTTTAAAACATAATAAAAATTCTAATGATTTATTCTGTGAAAAATGTAATATGAAATATAGATTTAAGAAAGAATATGATGCACATTTATTAACAAAAAAACATTTGAATGGCTTACAAAATAAAGATGAATTTTTCTGTGAGAAATGTAATGTCAAATCTAATTGTAAGTCTGCTTTTGAGTTACATTTAAAAACTAAACGACATCTTAAATAATTTGCTTTTCTCTTTTGTGTTTTGTGTTTTGTGATTTTTAATTTGTTACTTTTGCAAAAGTATTATAGAACTAAAAGAAAAAATTTAAATACCTAGAATTACTTTTTGTTTTCTATGAATGCATATACAGAATTCACAAATCACAAAAGCAAAAAGGAAAAATTTAAGTGAAAAAAATTAATTCTTAATTATAAATGGAACGTAAATTTCCAGAACAATATAGTTCTGGTCTAATTAGACTATTAAAAGTTTTAAGTTTTGGAACACCTTTTGTTGTAGGTTCTAGTGCAGATTATAAAATTATGTATTCTGCTGATTATGATTTGATGGAAGACGTTATTTTTCGTAAAGATTCAGTAAGAAAATTTCAAAATAAAATTCATAAACTAGAAAGATTAGGAAAAGTTGTAGAAGTAAAAATTGGAGAAATAAGTGAATGGAATTTGCTTAAAAAACCTTTTATTAAAAATTCTAGGTTATATAATTATAGTCAAAAAGATGAATTAGCACATTTAGCTAAATTATGGCAAAATAAAATTATTACAGATGAAGAATATAAGATGGGTACTGATTTTCTAAAACCTAGCTTAGATCCAGTAGAATTTTTAATTGCAAGAAAAGAATTAAGATTTGGTATTTTGCGTTGGTCAAATTCAGAAATATTTAAAGGGTATAAAGAGTTAAGGGATGAATCAATATATTACTTAGAAGATGCATTCAAATCAAAAGGTATAACAAAAATAGATTTTATTGCCTGGGTAGAACAAAAGTATACTGAATTTAGTAATATAATTTTTTGGACGAATTATAATGGTAAATATTTTGCTTATGTACCTTCTGTAAAGAAAGCTTTGAAAGAGAATATACTTGAATTTGAAGCAGAAGGAAATTATGTTAAAGTTGCCAAGCGTATGTATAGCCTAGCTAAGCAATTTAAAGATGCATCAATTCTGGATTCGTTGAGGTCTATTTTAAACTCACCATTAGGAAAGTTATATATGGTTACTGCAGACATGGAAGTTCTTGAAGAGTTTCCTAATGCAGTAACACAATCTAGGAAACGTAAACAAATAGATTTGCTTAAAGACCAATATGCTAAATTATATTTCCCTTCTTTAAAAGGAGCAACTCCTAAAATGAAACTAAGTGATTTAAAGGAAATTTTACAATCTGAAATGAAAAAAGCTTTAAAAGAAGAGAAATTACTACCAATTCCTCGTGATTACATAATTTAAGAAAAGATTACAAGAAAAGTTTTTATTTTCGGTGAATTTCAAATTTTTAATTTACTTTAGAAGTAATAAATATGGCTACTAAAGTAAAGTTAAGTTTTGACAAATCTAAGGACTCTACACCAATAGCTACTGTTAGTGGCGGTGAATATAATAAGGATGTATTATATTTGCAACAAGACGGGGGTAAAAATTTAGGTAAGAAAGGTGTAAAGGAACTAGAAATAGGTAAGCATAGACTTTCAAAATTGTCACCACGTAAACAATCTGAAGTTATGCGTGTTCTTCAAGATGCATATAAGAAAGGAATACCACCCGAGCATTTGAATTTAGAAGTTGATGGGGCGGAAGATGCATATAGAGAAATGTTAGGTGAAGTTGAAGAAAAAGGTTCAACAAAAATTAAATTACCACCAGGTAGTACATTTTCATTAAATTTTAACCCAGATCCAACAAAACGTTCTATATTTTATATAGCTGGTGCATCTGGTTCTGGTAAATCTTATATAGCTAAACATTTGAGTGAACAATACCAGAAATTATTTAAAGGCCGTCCAGTATATTTAGTTTCAAAATTAAAAGAAGATGAAACTTTGGATGGTATGACAGAAAAACCACAACGATTAAATATTGACAAATTAGTTGAAACACCATTAACAGATTTAGAACCTTTAAGAGAATCTTTAATTATATTTGATGATTTTGACACTTTAACGGGTAAGGATGCAAAAGCTGTTCAACAATTAATTGATGACATTTGTATTATGGGTAGACATACTGTGACATCAATTTTAATTTTGTCACACCATCTTTCAAATTTTAAGAAAACTAGGTTATGTTTAACGGAAGCTACACATTTCGTTGTATACCCGCAATCAACTGGAGCACATGCATTAAATTATTTTATGAAAACATATGTAGGTATGGGTCCAGAAGAAGTAAAAACATTAAAATCTAGTGGTTCAAGATGGGTATGTATTCATAAAAATTTCCCAATTTATTATATTACAGAAACAGAAGCTGCAATGATTGAATAAAATTAATTTTCATATTAATTAATAAATGCCTAGAAATTGTAAGAAATTAAAATGTAAATTAAAAGGAGGAATGAATCCTAGAGCATTTTATGATGAATATGTGAGAATATTTGGAGAACGTGGATTAAAAATTTTATCACGAAGTTTTGAAGAATTTAGAATGCAGCAAGAAGAAGCAGTTAGAATGGAGCAGGAAGAGAGAGGAACGGCTGGACTAGAGTTGAAACTTCCTCTCCCTCCTCTCCTTGAAGCATATTTTGCTATTATGAAAAGTCTTATAGAAAAAGGTATTTATGGTGAACAATTTGACAAAACTTTAAGATTTGATGATCCAGAAACTGGTCAATCTTTTAGTCCATATAATCGTTTATTACAAACTATGAAAACTATTGATGCTCAAAGAATGGTAGTAAAAAGAGGAACTAGAGGAGACAAAGCATTTTATAATTTACCCGAATGGAAAGAATTTTTTCGTTTATATGTTGCAATTTTAACAGTTATTTTCTTTCATGGTTCTAAACCAACTGGACCTAAACCATCAGCAGCACTAGCACAAGAAGGAGAAGGGCCAGCACCACTACCACAACCAGCACTAGAACGAGAATTACCACTACCACCTGAACGAAATCAAATAAAACAACAAATGTCACAAGAAACATTTATGAGAATACCTAAAAATATAGTACAAGCACTAGAACCAGCACCAGCACCAGCACCAGCATCAGCACCAGCATCAGAATCATATAAAAAGAAAATTGAAGATTTTAAAAATATTTTTAAACAGATTGAGATTGGTAAAGCTAGTTTTAAGGGTAATACCTTAGATGTAATTATTATTAGACCCGACTATATTGGTTTAGTAAGAAAGGCAATTTTTGAAAAGTTTGGTCAAGAAATATTTGAGCAAATAACTAAAATAAGTAATGGTTATAAAAAATTAGCAAATCTTGTAAGAATAATTGATCGTAAAACAAAAGAGGAAGAATTAGAAGCTATTATTAAGAGAGATTACCCAAGTTTTAATTTTAAATCATTACCATTAACTCCTCAATTTCTAACAACAATGGTTGAATTATATGAAGATGAATTTATAGAAGACTTAACTAATTATTTAAAAACAAAAGAAGGAGGAAGAAGAGGTAAAAGAAAATGTAAAAAATGTGGACTTCATAAATTATAATGAGATTTTTTCTTTATATGTTCTTAAAAATTCTTTTATGAATTCTGGTTCAGGAGTATTTTTTGGATCACTAAATTTAGTTCCACCACGATTTAAATGTGCATCATTAATTCTTCGTAAAAAAGCTTTTGTTTCTTCCCAATTTACTAAAATTGCATACAATAAAATAAATATTAATTGAATAACAAATTCATTAAGAAATTGCAATTCAGATGTTCCACGAGGAAATCCAGTTCTTACAACTTTGTCTAACCAATTTGGAAATGAATTTTTTATTCTTTCTGTAGCATAATTAATAACATCTTCCCTCCCCTCCATTGCCTCCGTTGGTGTATACGAAAATTTACCAATAACAACTAATCTACCTAGAAAATCCCTAAATATTAATTGAGTAGGACCTAAACCATCACCTCTGTCTAATAATTTTTCCATTTCAGTATGTATTCCATTTTTATGAAGTTGATTTAAAAAATCAATTCCAAAAATACTACCAATTAATGCAATAAAGAATAGCAAATTACTTTCAATAATATAATCAATTGCTCTTCTAATTTGTTCTCTTTCCATTTATAATTTAATAGTATTAAATTTAAATAAAAAAAACAACTTTTATTGTACGTAAAGTAGTATTTACATATTTTCTATTGTAAAGAATAAATGATGAAAGTAATAACACCTTTTATGATGGAACTTCATAAACAATTGAAAGAAAAAAGAAATATTGCAGATTCAACAGCATCTCAATATTTAAGAACATTATATAGTTTAAATTCTGAATTACCATTTAAAAATTTGGCGTGGTTGAAGAATACACCATCAGTAGAAATAAAATTAGAAAACTATGCAGAATCTACCCAGAAAAGTATGATTTCAGTTATAGTTTCAGTACTTTCATTATATAAAGAAGGTTCTTATAAAAAGATTTATTTATATTGGTATAATCGTATGATGGGAAATAGAGAAGAAATTGATTCATCAAAAAAGACTGACAAACAAGCACAAAATTGGTTAAATTGGGACATAGTAAAAGCACATGAAAAAAGACTAGAAGAAGAAGCTTTAGCAAATAAGGGAGGACCTACTGGATGGAATAGTATGCTTTCTTATATGGTTTTAAGTTTATATACAAAATTTAGTCCAAGACGTAATCAAGATTACCAATATATGTTAGTAGTTAAAAATCCTAAACAAGCAAAATCTAAAACTGAAAATTATTATGTTATAGACACGAATGAATTTATTTTTAATAAATATAAGACTTCAAAAACTTATGGTGAACAAAAATTTGAAGTCCCAGATGATTTAGCACAAGTTATAAAATTATATTTAAAATCTCATCCAAATACTAAGAAAGGAGCATACCAATTCTTAGTAAATTTTGATGGATCGCCCTTGCAAAGTATTAATGCTATTACTAGAATTCTTAATAAGATTTTTGGTAAAAAAATAGGTGTTAGTATGTTACGTCATATATTCTTGTCAAATATGTTAGACATAGATGAAATGAAACAAACAGCTGATGAAATGGGACATTCTTTAAATATGCAAAGAGAATATGTAAAATCAGAGTAACCATTCAGCTTTAATAGGAACAATCCAACCTTTTACACGATTACCATCACCACCAATAATAGTTCTACAACCTTTACAAGCCTCTTTAAGTTCAGAAACTGGGATTTCAAGAGCTTTATAATTATTATTAGGAAAATGAAAGAAATAATGGTAGTAATCAGCTTGTGTAGCTTCTATACCACTAGATTTATTATTGCATTCATATTCTATAAACATAGTTGCACATCCGTATAAATAACCCATACGATCAGATTTAACTTCATATTTATATTTATTAGTTCTATAATCCCAACATTTAAAAACTTTTTCTGGTGCATCTTCAATAAGGGTTTCATCTTCTGGTATATATTTTTTAGAAATTTCTTGGTATTTTTTTCCAAATTCTAACTTCTTTAAAAAACTCATCTTATATTAATGTAAAGAGAAAACGTTGGCGGTAATTACGCAATTTTCTTCTTTCCACATTTTTTACATTTTCTTTTTCCAAATCCAATTCTTTGGTTTGGTGGATTTCCCATAAGGGTTTGTTTTGTTTTTGCATAAATTATATGACCTACAACATCTCCTTTCATTAGAAATAATCCATTACCTAATGGAAAACTTTTATTTAAAGGATTTCTAAAATGTTCATATATTTGTCTTTCTTGTTCAATATTTGGAACAGTATATAGTCGTCTAGTTTTTTGCCCATTTATGTCATAAGTTGCTAAAACTAAACCAGGTTGTCCAGGACCATCTATATGTGGAATTTCACCTTCTGCTAATCTTGTAATTATATTAGTTATTATATTATCATATTCTATATTTGACAAATTTGGAAATGTTACTCTAGCTGCTGTATACATAACACATAATGGTAAAGCACATTGATGTGGAAAACTATTAAAATCAACATTATGACCATCAACTATACTATTTAATTTGGTTCTATGAGGGTAATAGAGAGAAGTTCGTTCATTCCAACTTTTTCCATGAGGATCATAAAATCTATAAGAAATTGGCTCTGTTAATCTACGTATTAAAGCTCCAACATGTCCATTACCTTGTGGATCTCTTACTGTAATATAAATAGTGTTAAATTTACCCCATTGTAAGAAGCCTCTTCCAGTATCAAAACTATTAATATGAATACTTTTAAAATAATTTTTATGATCAAATAGATCTATGATTGGTTTATAGTTATCAGTATGTACATCGGGTGAAAGAGTTTTCATTCTTGTTAATTCTGGAAATTGTGGAGGATTTTCTCTTATAATAGGTCTATTTCCTATTGGTCCAGTTACTTTTCCTTGTGATTCATATAATTCAATAGCTGTTTGACGTGCTTGTTCTGAATGTAAAGGATTTATAGTTGTAGTTTGTTCCTTTAATGAATTATTTAATCTTTTTAATGTGCTAATTGCTTCATCTACTAATTTTTGTTTATTAGAGAAAGGAATGAATCCTCCAAAAGTCTTAAATTGTTGTGCTAATCTATGTTTTAAATCAGTTTGAATTTGTGCAAATAAAGTTTGATTTACATCTGAAATTTCTCTTCTAACATGATTTATAAATTGTTGTTCCCAAAAACCTCCACCTATTAATTTTTTTGCATCTTCAAGTGAAGTAATACCTTGAAGTTTACTAGGTTGTTGTTCTGATTTTTTTCTTTCTTCAAGTAATTTCTTCATTCTTTTAGTTGCATTTTCAAACATTTGTTTTTTTTTCCGAGCAGCTTCCTCTCTTTGTCTTCTCAATTCAATAGGAGTTATTCCACCTACAAAAGCTGATTCTAGAATACGCATTTGTGCTTTAGCTTTTTCAAGAGGAATTGGATCCTTGGAATGCTTCTTTTTGGTTTCAATAGTCACAACCCAATATAGATTACGTTTAGGAGCTTTTCGTAACTTATACGGCATTTATGTAATATGCTTTATAATTTTCTTTTTAAATATTACTATATAATAAAATGTCTTATGAAGGTGGTGGTGATTCTTCTGCTTGGTCAACATTTCCAGCAACTCAAGATGTAAATATAGCTGGGTATAATTTAAATGATCCTTTACAAATTACTGGATTAGGTGGTCTTATGTCAACATTAACTGTTAGTGAAATAGATTCTGAGCAAGTTTTAACATTAAATGGAGTTCCAGTAGGTGGTGGTGCACAAGGACCTACTGGTGAAACTGGACCAACTCCTTGGACATTACCCGCTGCAGTATATGACAATGGTGAAGATTATGAACTTGGTGCAGCAGTAACTTATTTAGGTGGTTACTATTATAGAACTGGAGGTGCTTTGAATGCTGGTTACGCTCCAGTTCCTGGAACAATTACTGAGTATTGGACACCAGTAGCCGATGGTGGTGCACAAGGACCTACTGGAACATTTGAATTTAGTGGACCTACTGGAGCTGTACTTTATTATGATGGAAGTGGAGTAACTGGAAATGATGGATTTTTATGGACTGAAACTGGTGGAATGGGTAATGCATATAGATTAACTGGTGGACTTAATGGAAATTGTATTGATTTAGATGCTGATGCAAATATGTCTATAAATCTTGGTTTACAAGACAATGAAAAAGCAATTACTATTAATGCATCAAGCTCATCAATTTCTCTTCAAGACAGAAGTAGCGGACAAATGGATTCACAAATTGGAATTACTTCTGATGAACTTGTTTTAAGTATTAATGCTTATAATGGTGCTCCTGGAGAATACCTAGGTTCTGATGGAAATGGAAAAGTTATATGGTCAACTCCTCAAGGTGGACTTCAATATGCTTTTACTGGAACATCTGTTGGTGGAACATATTCAAGTTACCCAACTGGCACTACATTTCCAGCGGGTAGCAACTTAATGTCGGGAATTACGTTTACAGTTCCTCCTAATTGGTCTGCTAATAATTCTGTATCTTGGGATGGATGGGCTTTATATGATTTTAGTGCTTCCAATGTAAATTACTGGTCCGTATATTATACTACAACATCACAACCAGTAGAACAAGCCTTACTTGGTACTACATTTACTGCTAATAGTATTTATAATAGTAGTTCCAGCATGTATTTACCTATGAATCTTATAATTCCTCCTACACATTTAGAAGCTGCACCTACTGGAACTATTAACTTGCGGATTTATGGTTATATGAATAGTACATCAGTTACCCTTTCCACTCCACCAGTAATAAATGGAAGAGTTTCTGTAGCACTAAATTAATTGCTAATATACAAATGGTAAAATTTTATAGAGCAAAAGATGGTGTGCATAAATTTGTAGCTAAATTTGATGATGGAAAAGTTGTTAAATTTGGAGCTTTTGGGTATGATGATTATACACAAACTGGTGACAAAAGACAAAAAAGGAATTATTTAGCCAGACATAGAAAACGAGAAGATTGGACTGATCCTCAAACTCCAGGTGCATTAAGTAGATGGATTCTTTGGAATAAACCAACCTTGGAAGAATCTATACAACATTATATAAAGAAGTTTCGTATGCACTTAGAATAAATGGATGAAGAACACCCAATTGGATGGTCAGCACAATTAGAAGACATTATTGCTCAAGAAGGAGAACGTTGTGCTGGATTAGCTTGGCTTCATACAAAAGCAGAAATTGAAACTTCTACATATAATACATATGTACAAGTTCCAGTCATAATTCTTTCAACTTTAGCTGGAACAGCATCAGTTGGTTCAGCAACTTTATTTGGTAGTTCTAATACTTCTGGAATTGCTATTGGATTAGTTTCAATTGGAGTTGGAATTCTAAATACTTTAGGAGGATTCTTTGCATTTGCTAAGAGATCAGAATCACATCGTATTGCTCACTTAAATTATTCTAAATTAGCTTCTAAAATTGGAATTGAACTTTCATTACCTAGGCAAGAAAGAATGAAAGCAGAAATACTTTTAACTTATTTGCGAGAAACTATGGAACGTCTTGCAGAAACAACTCCAAATTGTCCTTTGAATGTTATTAAACAATTCAATGAAAAATACAAGAATGAAAAACAAATAGCATTACCAGTAGAAGTTAATGGTATTCATAAGATTAAAATTTATAGAGAAGAACTTCATTTAGAAACTCCGAAAGAATCTGAAGTTAAAATTTCTGTTACTACTAAATAAAATGATTGCAATAGAATTTTTGAAATACCAATTGAATAATTTAATTGACAAAATGCTTTATTTGAAAAAACATACAATTAATGATGATGAAATACAAGAATTAATTGTACAAATTAAACATATAAGAAATTATTTGAATCTAGAAGAGGAACTACAATTGAAATTACCACTTCTATAATAATGGAAGTTTTAGTAGCTATTGTATATGCAATTCTAATTACAAAACCTAATCCAAAACCTAGGATTGTTATAATAAATAATCCATTAAATAAAAAATAAATATAATAATAAATGTCATTAAGAGGTGGAGGAAAATGGAAAGATTTAGTAAAACGTTTATTAAGACTTGGTTATATTGATCAAGAACTTGCTACTCAAATGAATGCTGATCTTATAAACCTAACATCACAAGGAGTTAAAGGAGAACGTGGATTTGAAGGAAAGAAAGAAGCAGTATTAAATTGGCTAAAATTTCATTTAGACTATGTTACACCCGAACAAAGAAGAAGACTTAGAGACACGATTGATCGTATAACACGAGCAAATTCTTATGAAATTAATTGGAATTTAAATACTATTATACCAGAAAATTCACAATCAACTATAAATCCACTAGTAGCTACTGCTAATGCACTTAGAGAAGGAGTTAGTTTTTCTGGGCTTGGAAAACCAAGACGGCGTAGATGTAAAAAATGTGGACTTTTTAAGTAAAAATCATCAAAAACATGTAAATACGAAAATAATATAAAAAATTATGGTAAAATTCAATTGAATTTTACCATAAAAAACCATGTATTTTTTGTAATTACATTAAAAAACAAGTAATTATTTCATTAATCCACATTTTGGACATTTATTTCCTCGTAAATCATCATCATGTTTAGGATTACCATCTAGGAAACTATACACACGAGCCATAGCCCATTGTTCTTTAGAAAGTTTATATTTTAAAGGTGCTTTAACATTTTTAACATATGATCCACTTAACCTTACAGATTCTGGGTTTGTTTTATATGCACCAATACCTCTATTATAAACCTCTTGAATAATTTTTAATGGAACTTTTGTAATCTTAGAAAGCTCTTCTTTTGAATAAGAATCATCAGAAAGTCCATAACGTTTTAATACATTTTCTTTATGAGTCATTTAATTATATAGCAATAAACTAATGGGGCACGTGGTAACACCATGATTATGAAAACACTATAAAAGTCCAGGAAATCAAAATAAGCCCAATTAATTCTTGTTTTAAAAGTAAAATGGAAGTTATAGAAGCTAAAAAGTATAAACATCGTAAATACGATTGTCCATATGTTTTAAGTCTAACTTTACAGAAAAAATATAAAGATTTTCCTACACTTGGAATTGATCTTGAAGATCGTAAATTTATGTCACAAATGAAAAAAGGTCTTAAAAAATATGATTTAAAACCTAGTATTGTAGTAGATGAAAACTTATTTACTTATTTATTAAAAAATAAAAAAGATGGATTTTTAAGTTTAAATCATAATCCTCCAAAAAATGTTACACATTTAATTGGTTTTCTTTATAACTATAAACATAATGCATTAGATTTTTTTGATTCTTTTAATGACACACGAACTCTTTTTACTCTACGTTTTAAAGGAAAAGTAAAAAAATTTATTGAAGATTTTTTTCATAAATATTTAAAAGATGAATTTACTATTGAATCTTGTTATGAATTTAATTACATATGATAACTTTTCATTCCACCTTTTACAGACATACCCATTTGTCCACCACGTCCAGCACCTACGGGGCGAAGGGCTGCTTCACTAGGTGCTTGTGCTGGGGAACTCAAAATGTCTTGTTCAGTTAGAACTCCTTTAATAATTCTTGAAGAACCTTTAATGGTTTCGAAGAACCCTGTAGAAATAGGAACCGTGTAAATATTAGGAGTTTGAGGAGAACCAGTAAAATTTTGAACACCAATAGAAAATTGTAGGGTAAAGTTTCCTACTAATCCACTTGCTTGTCCAGTTTGCAAAGGGAAATCTACACCAGGTTTTAGAACTAAAGGACCACCAACAAGACCACGTTGACCACCAGCAGCTGGGAGTGCAAGAGTATAAGCAGACAAATCGTGTGAGTTATTAAATGGAACATTTCCTAGACCAGACCATTCAGACCAGTCCATGTCTACACCATTACGTACAGACATTTGGTATAATTGTTTTTGAGTCATCGTGCTTAAAATGCCCGAGAAATTATCAAAATTTATTTGTATGCTTGTAATAGGTAAGGACCAATCACCATTTGTTGCATCAGCATATGAAGGGGGTTTTACATAAATTACAAGAAGGTCCGGAATGGAAGCGAGAGTTATAGTTTGAGAAGAAAGAGAAACGGAACCACTCGTAACGTCTATAGATGCTGGTACAAGAGTTGCTGGAGTTCCTATATAACGAGACCCGAAGTCCATGTAAGGAACAATAGATTTAGGAGGTAAAGGAACATCAAGAGCTGGGGTTAAAAATTGAACAGACAATTTAGGTTGAGAAACCCATAAACTACCATAATTTCCAGTAGTAGACCATGTAGTAGTACCAAGAGTAAAAGGTCTAATGCGGTCACCATCATCACTTACAACACTTAATTCACTTGCTACACGTAAAGAACGACTAGGAGAAGATGCAAGATTCATTTGAACTTGAAAATTTTGAACACCAAATAATCCAGTAGACATTTCATATTGATCACTAAAAATAAAAGGAGAAAGTAATAGTTTTTCAGTAGAAAGAAATACTACGTGAAAAGTTAAAGTTCGGTCAACAAGAGAAGAAGCACTAGTAATAGTTGTTTGAACATAAGGTTGACCATTAAAATATGCTACATTTCCTACAGCATCACCAGCACCAGAAAAAGGTTGAGGAACCGCTCCAGTTGCAGATTTGGCATAATAAAATCCATTAAATCCACCATTAGGGACTTCATCAGATTGAGAACTTTGAGACCAACCTTGGAGAGGAGAATTACGTACTGTGTTAGTGTCGGGCTGAACTGCATAACGATCTAACATAGTAGGGCAAGTGCGCATACGACGAGCGTCTCTCATGTCAGCAAGACGTAGAATTTGAGGGAGAACATCCTGGGTATTTGAAGTTACAGTTGCATCGTTAATAGTTGCTGACATTTGAGTTACAGATTGGTGAAGAGGAAATGCAGCTGGAGCAATCAAACCTTGGAGAGACGTTCCCGCTTGAACGTCTTTTCCAACTGGGGGAGCTACAATTACAGTTACAGTAGCACATACTTGACCAGTCCATTCTACAGCTCTGTCTACGAATACATTTTCAGAAGGAACTTGAACGTTAAACTGACAAGACGTAGAATCTGCAGTTTGAGCTAGAAAACTTACGTTTGAAACTGCTAAAGCTCCTTTTGCTACTGCATACTTAGGTTTTGTTTGAACAATACGGGGGTCGAACGTAGAAAACTTTTCAACTTCGGCTGCCATTTTTATTATTAACCAAAGTTTATTTTTTTAAGCTTTACGCGGAACGAACACAATTGATTTTTCTTTTGAAAAGAAGACGAAATGAGGCTGACCCTCCATTTGGTAATCGCAAAGGAATTAAAGCATTTGTTAGACGATTACGCCAATACATATTAACATCAATAGTACTAATACTACTAGCCGATGGATCTAAAGAAGAAAATCTGGGAACTTTAGGTTCATATAAAACAAATCCTTTCCATAAATCTGCTTTTAATGCATCAATAGGAGTTTCAATTAAAATACTATTCGATGACCCCGAACTTGAACGTTGGTCTCCAACATTTGCTGTTGCAAAAGCAATTGGATTTGAAGAAAATTCATTTCTTACTCTAATTTCAGTTGTAGCTAATACTATAGAAGCTATTGGTGACCATAAAGTTCCAGTAGAAGTAAAATCTTGTTGTAATCTTACAAATGTTGCATCAGAAATTGCTGAACCATCAAATGGATTTACTAATTGAAAAAATGAAGATTTAGGTAAACTTCTTAATGATTTTCCTACTGGTGTATTATTTTCTGCTTGAGTAGCTACTAATTGTTCAGACAATCCAAAATCAATTACAATTTCTGGTAATATTTGTCCTCCAGAATTAACCCATTCTTGATTAGGACCATAATAATTAGTATTAAAATTTGTAAGTAAATTTTCTAGATTTGTATTAATTCCTACAAAAGAATATTCCCCAACTTGGTAGGGAGCAACAGCTGTATAAGTTACTGAATAAGGTACTGGAAGAGGTGTTTCAGTAGGGACCATACAAGTTTTAGAATCTTGATTTAATGAAAATAAACCAGTATTTGCATCATATTCAAACCATGGACATTTTGTTCCAAAAACTTCTCCATAAGTAGCTGCTTCATCAGTAGCTGCTTGCCATGCTGTTTTTAATGCAACATTTACTAATGAAACCCAATGTGTATAATCATAACAATAATAATAATCAGTTTCTAATTGAACTGGTCCTACATCTGGTTTTATAGTATATGGTGCTTGATTTTCTGGTTGCCATATAATTGGTTCAGTAGCTACATAATAACGAGTTCCATTATATACACAAAAGGAAATAGTATACACAGTTAAATCTACATTAGTTGAGGGATCAGCAATAACTGGAATAAATATAGGTAAATTTTTAGTTCCACCATTCAAAGAGAAATTTTCTACTGCTATTTCATAACTTGATGCATCTTTAATTAAATCACTTTCTCTTTGATCATAATATTTAATAGGTGGGTCATCAGCCAATTGGTCGGTGTCTTTTGAATTATTGATTATAGTTCCATTATAATATACTCTGTCTCCAGTAGCTCTTGAACCTTCAATTTTTACAGAAGAAAAACTTGCCATTTATTTAATACTTTATATTTTTTAATTAGATTACTTACCTATTAAATTAAAAGTAAATCCAGAAACAAATTCATCTGGATGCAATCCAGTAGACTCAACTAATTTAATATATTCTGGTAATCTTAAATGTTTAAAATATAATCTTGCTGTACAATGACGGCCACATGTATTCATATTCATTTGATCAGTTTGAAATGGAAATGCATTAGAAAGAACTTTATATTTACTTGACTTTAATAATTGTGTTAGTTTTTTAGTTGATTGTCCTAATTCTTTTAATTTTTCTGGTGTTAACCATTTTGATTCTTCATCTGGTTTATAATTACCATATGGATCAAAATATTCAATTATATTAGAATTTCTATAATTTAATAAACATACCCAATGACCAGTATTAAAATCTTCAGTTAAATAAAGAAGCATAAGTCGTCCTTTTTCATCTAGGACATCATCAATAGAATTTGCATTTAATAAATCAGTATATGCTAAAATTTTTAATGTTGGAATCATTTTCTGAATGTCTGATTCACTAAGACTATATGATTGTATTTTGCTTAATTTTCGTTTTTTTACTAATGCCTCGGCTTGTTGAATTGCTCTTTCTAATTCTACTGGTTTTCTTGAAAATGGTATACCTTCTAATTCTACTCTATACCCTTTCTTACCTCCTAACTTATATGGAACAATATATACCATTTATTAATTAAGTTCTACTTTTATTTCTTCTAGGTTACATCCATTTATAATTTCTTTAATGAAAAATTATAAATTGATTATTGTGCACATTTTATACTAGTTTAATTATAATTTACATTCTATGTTTTCGTGGTCTACCTCTACGTTTCTTACCTAAACCACTCAAACTACCAAATTGGTCTTCCATGTCTTGCAAATACCTAGGTGGTGCTTCTTCTTCAATTTCTTCTGGTATTTCTTCTGCTTCAAAATCATCTTCATATTGTTGAAACATACTAGGTGCTTGTTCTTCTTCTGGTACAACTTCAGGTTGAATTAAAGGTCCAGGTGGGACTCTTCTACCTAATTGTATATTACTTTGTGCAGCTCGTTCAATTTCTGTTCCTCTTGCAGATTCTGGACCTACAAATGCTGGTCTATATTGTGCTGCTTGTTGTGTAAGTAATCTTGAACCTAAAGTTGACATAACTTGTTCACGAGAAGATTGAGATTCACGTACTGTTCTTGCAATTTCACGAATTACAGATTCAATTAATTTCAAAGTATTTTGTAAATTTTCAATTAATCGTAATCTTTCTTCTGATGGACTATATGCTTCACCAGAAACACCAAATGATTCTCCTCTATACCCACGAATTGTTACAATTAATTGTTGAACTAATCTTGCATATTCAGCTACTTTTTCTTCTCTAATTGTTGAACCTACACGCAATAATGCTTGTAATAATTTATTCATATTTTCAGCTACTGAATTTGTAAATGAACCAGCATTAAAAGCAGAAAATATAGTTGTAAATAATGCATCAACATCTGGTGTACTAGATGCTTCAATTCTAGGAAACGTTTTTGTAGACCCAGAAGCTAATGCTCCATATTCTTCTGCTCTTTGTTTTAGTGTCTTAGCTAACCATTCTTGTCCTTCTTTTGTTGTAATTACACCTCCACGTAATCCACCAGATGTTACGTATTCCATAGGAGAACCACGAAAAACTCCATTAGGAACAGAAGAACGTGATGCTGGTCTGTCATAACGTTGTGATCGTGCAGTTGTATTAAGTTTTCCTTCCATACCCTTTTTAGCTCTAGAAGTATTATTAATTCTGTCTAAGACAACTTGTCTTTCATGTGCTGCAAATGGACTTTCCATACCTGGGACAGCATCTAAGGAAGGAATAGAAGGTGGGGCCATTTCACGATGTCTATAATTCATATTATAAGCTTCATCTGGAAAAGTCCATCTTAATAGTGGTGTAGTTTGAAACGTAGGCATTTATTTACTACTCATATTAATTTTTATTTAATATAAACCATGTTCTTTTACATATTTAGAAGCTTGTGGAAGAGAAAGTCCTTGTTCACGCATTACTCTTTTAACGATTTCACCACGTTCTGATTTTTTACCTCCTTGTCTTCTAGTAGAAGAAACACTTGATGCATATACAGTTCTACCACCATAACGTCGTTCGTCTTCCAGTTGCTTTCTTTTATTCTCTCCTCTTCTTTCTTCTCTACTAGGTCCACGTTCACGAGCATACAATACACTCTCACTTTTCCCATAACCACCAAGTCGTCCTTCTTCTAGCTCTTTACATTTCTTTTTCAATCTTGAAAGTTCACTTTCTCTTCCTTGTGAGGGTTCACCTTCCATTCTCATTACCTCTCTTTTTACTGGCTGTGGTGGACCACCATAATATACTTGTTCATCTTCATAAGAAGGTCCATCTGCATTCATTACTCCCATTTGTTTCATCATACCACCACGACGTTTTACAATAATCATTCCTTCTTCATCTGAATCTTCACATTGACAACTATGACAACCACGTCCTCCCTTTTTAGCAGAAGCTAATAGTCCGCTTAATTTGTCTGTTACTTCAAATATAGGTTGAATATAATTTAAAATGTCTTGTCCTTTGAATGGTAGATCAGCACGATTTAGTGTCTTCAATTTCAAGAATTTAGAAATACCTACAGCGTTGTCATAGAAGAATTTGAGCCATGTCATAAGTTTACCAAACATTTCTTTAGCTTTGTCAACTACTGTCTTCACAGTAGCAGTTAAATCTCCACCTCTTCGTTGACCACCCCGACCTAGGCCTACACCTTGAAGAATTTTTGCAACTGCATCAAGAGAATCTTTATATGTTTTAAGTTTATTGAATGCATCAACTATTCTTACAGCAAATGCTTTTGCTTTTGGATCAGCTTTAGGATTGTCAATAAATTCATCTTTAATTTCTTCTATAAAATCATCAATAAAACTTGAAACATTTCTATATGCTCCTAAAACTCCTCGTGTTCCTTGAATAACAGCATCAACTTGTTTTTTAATATTTTCTGGAACTAAACCCATAATGTCATCTACAATATTACCACCACGTAATGAACTAGCTAAATGTTTAGCTACATATTTTGCTTTTCTTAATGACAAAGCACCTCCTCTTGTTGTCATTTGTTCTTCAGCGGGAATTTTTTCCATTTGACCTTCACGAGCTGGTAATGTTGACTCTGCCCATTCATCGAACCCATCTTTCATAAATCTGACATCCATAGTTTTACTGCGCACAGCTTGTTTTCCACGAATATATTCTGATTGATCACCTGACATTTTGTTATTATAGCAACATTTATTTTAACAATAAATAACAAATGCTCTCTACATTAAGACAAGATTGTGGATGTGGTGGAAAAGAAAATTGTATAACAAAACATAAAAAAGAATTTAAAAAATGGGTTCGTTCACAATTAAAAAAATTAGATTGTGGATGTGGATGTAAAGGAAAAAAAGCATTTGAAAAAAAATATGGGAAATTAATTGGTGGTAAATTAAAAGAATGTCCACCTGGATGGAGAAATGATGGCTTGACATGTGTTGAATCATGTAATGCAGATGAACGTGATGATGGTTTAACATGTAGAAGTAAATGTCCAGATGGATGGGTTGATGATGGTTTAACATGTAGAAAACCTATAACTTCTTCTATGAATGAATGTCCACCTGGTTCAAGAGACATAGCTGGAACATGTTGGGGAACTGTTAGTCAAATGTGTCTTGATGATTGTTTTAAACATCCAGCACCTGGATGTCGTACATATGAATGTGGTAGATTAAAAGGAGCTTTTGGTGAAGATTGGGGACCTAAATTATGCACAGATTGTAATTTAAGATGTGGACAAACTTGTTTGCCTGTTGAAGGTATTACGAAACAATTACATGAAAGACAATTAAAAGTTCAAGGTGGTGAAGTTATTGGACAACAAATACGTGGTAAAAAAATTATTGGACGTGTTGATTGGGAAGAAACATTCAAAGACATTAAAAAAGGTTTTGAAGATGTACTTGCAAATAATCCTGGATTAGCACAATTATTTGATCCAGAAAAAAATGGTGTTGCTTCTGCATTTCGTAAATTTGGTGATGATGCTAAAAAAGTTTTTGAAGAAGTTGGGAATCGTGTAAAAGATGGTTTTGAAAAAATGGGTGAAGCCGCAAAAGCTGAATTTCAAAGATTTGCTGAAAGAGCTGAAAAAGATTTTAAACATTTTGGTGATGAATTTGTGAAAAAAATGAAAGATCCAGATTTTTGGGTTGAATTTGCTTGTATTGCTGCACAAGTTGGTGCTGCTGTTTTAGGTGCTATGATTACAGCTGGAACATTAGGTGTTGGTGCTGGTGCTGGAATTGCTATAATGATGGCTGCTAATATGGCTGCTCCAGCTATTCGAATGATTGCAAAAGCTGCAAAAAATGAACCTATTGATGCTCTTGACATAGCTGACATGGCTTTAGCTGCTATTCCAGCTCCTGGTGTTGCTGGTAAAGCAGCATCTACATTAATTGGTAAAGCTGCTCAAACTATTGTAGCTAATAGAAGTACAATTCAACAACTTGGTGGTTTAGTAATTACTGGTGTTAAAACTGCTCAAGCATTAGATTTAATCCCTTCTTCTTGTATTGCAAATTGTCCACCTGAACCCCCACCCCCAGAAATTCCTCCTCCCGATCAAAAAGAACCTTACCCTTGTGAACCTCCAACAAAACCTGGTGAAAAAACACCTGAAGAAATTGCAGAATTACAACCTGAAAATACAATAAAATATATTCTTAGAAATCCAAGACGTGAAAATCCAGATTATTTAACTACTGAAGAATGGGTAGACAAATATAGAAAAGAAAATTATGGTAGTCCACCTACAAAATGTGAAGGTGATGATTCACCACAAGCTGAAGTTCCTAATACTGGAACACCACAAGAAATTCCAGAACCAAAAGATTTAGAAGGGGAAGAAGATTTTGATTTTGGTGACAAAGGTGAAGATGAAGAAGGATTTGATTTTGGTGGTGAAGGTGAAGATGAATTTACATTTGGTGAAGATGGGGAAGAAGAATTTACATTTGGTGAAGATGGGGAAGAAGAATTTAAATTCGGGGAGGACGGGGAAGAAGAGTTTGCCTTTGGGGATGAAGAAGAAAAGGATGAATTTGCCTTTGGTGATGAAGAAAAGGAAGAAGAGTTTGCATTTGGTGACGAAGAAGAAAAGGATGAATTTGCCTTTGGTGATGAAGAAAAGGATGAATTTGCCTTTGGTGAAGAGGAAGAAAAGGATGAATTTGCCTTTGGCGAAGAAGAGGAAGTTGAACCTGGGGAAGAAAAGGAAGAAGAATTTGCATTCGGAGAAGAAGAAGTTGAAGAAGAAGGTGAACTAGAACAATTTGGAGAAGAAGAAGAAGAAGATGAAGAAGAAAAAGAAGGTGAAGAGAAATGTGATTTAGTACTTGAGAAAATTATGAAAATGAATGAACAAGATTTTGGTATTGAATTCCCAGAAGGATTTGATGACATGGACATGGGATTCCAAGAAGAAGATTTAACTGGTGGTGCTAATGATGAAATTGAACCTATTGTTACTGGAAATATTATTGAAAATCCATTTGGTGCTATGGCTTCTAAAATGCCTACTGAAAATATACCTAATACTCACAATGGTGCTAAATTTGATCCATTATGTTATGCTAGAAAAAATCCAGAACTTGCAGAAGCTACTGGAACAGACCTAGGTAAATTAACTACACATTGGATTGAAACTGGTTTTAAAGAAGGGTATGATGCAGAATGTGGACCTGGTACTTCTTCTGCTCAAGAAAGATTACAAAAATTAGCTGAAAGACAAGCAGAAGAACAAAAATTAGAAGGAGAAAAAGCTGCTTGTAAAGCTGCTGACAGATTTTGGACTGGAACAAAATGTGATGGAACAAAACGTTCTAATGGTTCAACAAATACAATAGCAGAAGAATGCCAAAAAAATAATTCTTATTATGATTATGAAGCGTATTCTTATTATGGTGAAGGAGGTAAAGAATTCTGTAATCGTTCTAAATTCCCAGATGGAACAAGAAAACCAGTAAAAGATTTATGTGCTGCAACAAATAGAGCTGTTTTAAAAAATGAGAAGGGAGAAGATTATTGTGTTGATACTGAAAATCTTGATGGATCATATAAAACTATTGCTGATTTATGTGCTGATAATAATTCATTTTGGACTGGAAAACAATGTAATTTTTCAAAAGACAGAAATGGTCGTGAAAAGAAAGAAGATCCTAAAAGAGATTGTTATGAATTAAATCGTATGTATAATGATGTTTCTAAAGAATGTGATCCGACTAGAATGTCTGATGGAAAAAGTGCTTTTGATACTGGTGGTCCTTACTATAAAATACCTTCTTTTGATGAATCTTATAGACGAATTGATGAACGAAGTAAATATAGGTATGAAAATATGGTATATAGAGTATTACGTTCAAAAACTGTTAGAGCAAACCAATTACGAGATTGGTTTAGAAATTTTCTTAATAGAAAATTCCCTAATTCACAATTTCTAGTAACACCAGAAAATTTCTCTTATTTTAAAGGATTTAAACGATTTCAAGATTCACTAAAAGGTTCAGAGCTTGGAGATTCTTCTTTAATGACAGATGAACAATTAGAAAAAGTTAAACCTATTGACCCAGAAGTTGGAGATGTTTTATTAGATGAAGGAAAAGGTATTTCTCCTCCTGATTGGCAAAATATGTATAAAATGGGAGGAGAAACTAAAGGAAGTTTATTAGATCCTACATTTGCAACTACAGAAAAATTAACAGCATGGGATGGAACTTCTTGGAAAGAAATGTCAATAAAAGATTATATTGGTTTAGTAGAACCACCAAGAGATTTAAAACCAAAAGGAAGTGGAAAACCTTTAACTTTAACTTTATATTGGGCAGAATGGTGTCCTCATTGTCATGATTTATTACCTATTTGGAAACAATTAAAATTAAAAGGTGTAAAATTTCAATCTTATGAAGAATCTGTAAGCCCTATTAAAGTTCAAGCTTACCCTACCATCATATTCCATAATGGAAAAAAGATGGAAAAGTATGAAGGTAAAAGAACAAAAAATGCTATATTAAATTTCTTAAAAAAAAAACTCTCTAATAAATAAAAATGAGTGATTATGAAACGTTATTTAAGCAAAGACAAGCGAAACTTAAAGAAGCTAAACTGCATTTACTTGTTTTAAGAGCTTTAGCTATTCAAAGACGTTCTAAAATTAAACCTTCTTCCATGAATCCTTCTCTTTTGAATAAAACTTAATTTCTTCAGTATAATCATCAATTTGTTTATTTATGTCTCGTAATCTAAATTCAAATTCTAATATTAAATTACTTACAGACTTGAGTAATTCTTTTTCGGAATTAGTCCAGTTTTGTACATTTAATAAATCTAGTTTATAATTTGTATAAATTGTTCTTTTATTTTCATATTCAATTTTTTTTCTTACTAAACCTTCTAATTCTTTCTTCAATAATTCATATTCCATTTTATATTATAATAATAGTTTCTTAAGTTTATATTGTTCTGTCTTTGATTGAAAAAATCCACATAAATCACATATTTCATGAGTAATTTTATATTTACCAGACCATATAATACGAATAATTTTTGGACAAAAAATATACTTACAAATCATTTATATTATAAACTATATATTATAAATAAATGGAATTATTCTCTCCAAAAGTATTCCAAAAGCATGATGATTATATGACACCTAAATCTGCATGGGAAAATATTAAACAATATATTCCTAAAAAACAAATCTGGGAAGCATTTTATGGTGATGGTCAATCTGGTGAATATTTACGTGAATTAGGATTTGATGTTATACACGAACCAATAGATTTTTTTGAAGAATCTAGAGGAGAAATAATAGTTAGTAATCCACCCTTTTCAAAATCAAAAGAAATTTTTGAAAGATTAAAAGAATTGAATAAACCTTTTATAATTATAATGCCTTCACAAAAAATTAATACTAGTTACATTCGTAATTCTTTTATGAATACAAATGATCCTTTACAAATTATTATACCAAGAAAAAGAATACATTTTATTAAATTTAAAGATGGTAAAAAAGTTGAAAATTGGAAATCTGCTACTGCATTTGATTGTTTTTATTATTGTTGGAAAATTAATCTTCCACGAGACATTATGTGGCTAGACTAATTTAAAGAATACTTTCCCACTTCATGCATCAGAGGTTTCAAATGAAATTTCTGATGTTGAACTTAAATAATCTATTATATATTATATAAATGGAATTTTTAAAAGGTGATTGTTTAGAAGTTATGAAAACTCTTGCAGACAAATCAATAGATTGTTTCGTGTGTGATTTACCTTATGGATGTTTGAGTAATAAAACATTAGAATTCAAACACGAATGTCCTACAAGTATAAAAAGAATTAATGGTTGTGCTTGGGACATAAAAATAAATCTGGATTTGTTCTGGACTCAAATTAAACGCTTAGCTAAGAACGACCATACACCTATTTTAATGTTTTGTACAACAAAGTTTGGCGCTGAACTTATTGCATCAAATCCTTCATGGTTTAGGTATGACATAGTATGGAATAAGGGAAATGGTGTTGGATTTCTTTGTGCAAATAAACAACCTTTAAGAAGTCATGAAATGATTTATGTTTTTTCAAAGAAAGGTGCATATTATAAACGAATTGACATAGAAGGAAATTTTCCACCAACAAATTGGAATAAAGAAAAAAAGATGATTCCTTCTTCTGTTTATAATGGTGGAAAACCATTACCAAATAATACAACACATAATACAACACATAGATGTGTAAAATCTGTAGTAGAAATAGCTAATAAAAAAGGAAAAGGAAAACATCCTACACAGAAACCAGCTGAATTATATGAATGGTTATTGAAACGTTATTGCCCAG